ATAATTTTATCTATATAAAAGGTCTTTTCAAAAGTTGTAGTTCCAGAAGTAGTGTTAGCCATTTAGCTTCTCCTACGCTGTTAATCCAGGTCCAGAATATTTATCTGTTAGTAATGTAACTGCAGTAATTTTAGTTAAAGTAGTTGTAAAAATTCCTTTTGGAAACAAAATTCCATCTTCAGGAAAACTAAAATTAATAACATCTCCACTTGGTACATCTGCTACAAATAAAGTAGATCCAGCGGAAGATGTTGTTTTTAATATTACACTTCCTGCTCCTGTTCCATCAGATGCAACAATGATACCTCTTAATCTAATTGGTCCTGCTACAATTGCATTTGTAGTAGTAGCTGTAAATCTAGTTGCTTGTATATCACCTTTGTAACTTCCCATATTTTTCTCCTTATAATTTAAGGAGCCCTTACGAGCTCCTTAAAAATTAATTTATTATGACGACTGTGATTCGCCTGGTTGAGCGTTATCTACAATTGTATATGTAAACACTCCTGTAACTGTTCCAGTTCCAGCAGTTGCTCCAACAGAAGCTGCTACAGTAGCATTAGCTGGTATACCACCTGCTATTACTAATGCACCATCTGCACCTTTGATTGATCCTTTTGTAACCGAAGCTACTTCATTAAAGAAACCATCAACGTCAGCTGTTGTTCCAATATCTACAGTTGAACCTACACCTGATGATGCTACGACTACTGTAAAAGAAATTGGTATAGCACCTTTTGGTAGAATGAATGTAGCACCAGTTGTTGCTGATGTACCAATTCTAACTGGTGTTACACTAACTGCAGTTGCTGCAGCATCAAATGAAATTACTTCAGATAATACTACAACACCTGGTGTTGTTACTGATTTGTCTTGTCCTCCGTATGATCTTACGATCCCTTGGAATGATGTTGTTGCCATAAGTTTATTCTCCTAGTTATTCCAATCTAGTCTCTAGGCCGTCGACTATACGCGTCTAGATCAGAAGTTAAGTATAGTGCTTAAGATATAACTGAATTTATTGAATAGCGCAAGAGATACCTGCATCGAAAATCTACTTTTCGGATATAAATAGCTAGGTTTAGCTAGCTACAGAAAACTCAGGAGCAGCTAATTCTACTTTAATTTGTCTAAAAGCCATTTCAGCTTCAGACATTTTAATTTGGTTAATGACGTCTTTTATCTTTTCGTCAATCCTAACCATATCAAGAGTGTATTTACCCTCTTGAATGTAGTGTTGCTCCCAATCAAGTTCTAACAACCTTTTCTTCTTGTAAAGGTCTTGAACTGATATCATCTACAACCTCCTCATAGGTTATCCAGCATTTATCTTTAGCAAAAGATCGCATGCTGTCTTTAAGTAATATACCTTTTTTTCCTATTTTGTCAAGGATAGCTCGTTCTATGCTTTCTGCACTATCTTCTGCTTCAATGTTAAAATCAGCCATGTGGCCATAAGCTCTAATTTTTACTTGAAACAATTTTGTCATAATTCATTCTTTCTAACATATTAATGGGGTGAGATATACCCACCCCATTAAATAAAAAATGCTTATATATTAAGCACCTGGTGAGCCAAACAAACCTCTAGGGTCAGACCAGCCGAAGCTGTATCTTTCTCTAGCTTTGTATCTAACGTTACCAGTATCAAAATCACCTTCCATAGAAGTTTTGATAGCCGCTCTAACAAAATTCTTCAGTCCATTTGGAACGTCAGTTTTGATAAAGAATGCATCAGAATCTGTTAAGAAGTTGTTCACAGTATAACCCTGTGGAATCATTCCTAAAGATTTGATTGCATTGATGTCGTTATCAGCAGTACCAACTCTACCAGCAGATGCCATTAATCTTTCCGCTGTGAATTGTAGTTCACTTGGAATAATTAATTTAACACCTCTTGCAGCAATCTTTAAACCTCTTTCATCAGTAAATGCATTGATATCGATCAATGATTGTTCTAATGAAGTTTCGTTTAAATCAGCAGCAGTTGCAAGTTCATTTCTAAATGAACCAGCAATAGTAGGATGAGCTTGGTCCAATAAAGGAGAGCCATCGCCACCTGGGAAAGAGCTTGAAAACGCATTATTAAGTACGTTAGCAGCTGTTACTTGCTTAGTGTTTGCCATAGATCTTGCTAATGCTTTTGTATATCTAGACGCAAGTCTGTCATACAAGTTATCTTCAATCGCTTCTTCAGTGATTGAGAAAGCAAGTGCTACGGTGTTATGTGTGTATCTAGCTGTGAAAGTTTCTTGAGCATTGTCAAAAGTCACTCCAGAACCTTCTGGCTTAACTTGAGCATTTGCGAAACCTGATAACATAACTTCTTCTTCAAAAGCTCTGTCAGAAGTTTCTACATCAAATATTTCAAGATGCTGATTTTCATAACGTTTGTACTCCAGGCCGAATAGTGCATTCAATCCTGGTTCTAGTTCTTTAACTAGCTGTCCTCTTGATATAGCCATATTCTTATACTCCTGTTGTAGTTGTTAACTGATGTTTATTAACTCTAGCAACCCACACAACGTGTGATTGTAGAATATTATTGTCACCAGTATCTTTTGTTGAACCAAGTATCTGTAATTGATGAGTGTTCGTTGTGGCCAACGTTGAATCATTCAATCTTGATCTAGATACGTAGTTTGCTGAATCTCCAGCTAAGTAAGTAATATTCGCATTTAAGAAAATATCAGCTACTGCTGAAGCGCCTGTGTTATTAGATCTGATCTCAAATCTTTCATAAGGATCATCACTTACGAATGCAACGATATCGTTCGCAGCAACCGCAGGTACATAATTCCTCCATGTTGGTTTTTGAGTTGTTGGATCAGTGTAGAAAGATCCGTTAAGTGAACCTAATATAATGCTAGATGCACTAGCAACTGCTATTGTACCAGCAGCTGTAGCTTGAACAGCATCATTAAAATAAATGATAGTTGGACTATCACTTACTAGGTATTCACTTAAACCTTGAGCATCTCTATTCTGACCAACTTTACCAATTGGTCGTAGACCAAAGCCTACTGAGCTTCTATTAGCCATAGTTTTTTCCTTGTTTAAGTTTATTTAAATCGTTGGTATTACCAAAAAATTACTTTTTGTTCGTACCACCGAAAGTTACACGAGTCTGCCTATCACTATTGATCGGCATACTTTTGTGTTGATCCTTATACAAATCGTTTTCAATTGCTTCTTCACGAGCTTCTATTTGTTTTCTAAAATAAGCTTCGCGAGATTTTGCGATTTCTTCCGGTATCCTTGCCAACACAAGGCCACCAACTCCGATCACACCTGCGTATTTGCCGTCTTTAACACTTGGATATTCTGAGTTTGGATATTCGTCAGCTCTCACTAACTCCCATCCTGATCTCAATTTCCCTGACATGTTTTTAGTGTCGTCAAACCCTAAAACTTCAGTTCTTATCCAACGATGTCTAAAGCCTGCTGGCGCTGGCGGTGCATCTAAAGATGATGGTGGAGTCCAAGTTGTAGGTCTCTTTTCAGTAGCCCTAGTTTGGCTCGCACGTGGGGTCTTAATGTTTTCTTTTTTCATATGCCTATACCTCCTTCGTGATATTTAATTGTTTCGCATATTCTTCCAATGGCACTCCTAATTTTTTGGCGATAGCAACTTGAGAAGGGGTGAGTCTCACAGTTTTGCGACCAGTTTTTGTACTTCGCTTCGCCGAAGCTACTGTTTGTACTGGTTTGGTCGATTCCGTAGTTGCATTATTAACAAATTTATGGGGAAACTCAAGTCTTATTCTTTTATCAATTTCCGCATAATATTCTTCACTTTGAGCATCATATCCTTCTTCATCTATAAGGGTTTTATGAATGTCAAACGCCGTATAAGTCATAGCTTTATCAGAGCCAAACCATCTGTTTTTAGATGCCCAAGCTTCCGCTTTAGGATCTGCAGTTGTTTGTCTTTCCGGTACTCTAACATCAGCTATTCTTTTTGGTTCTTCTTTTGCAAGATTTTCTGATGCAGATTTTAATTCTTGTAATCTTCCATCCTCATAACCTAATCTTGCGATTTCTTTTTGAACCTCTATTTCAGCACCTACATCATTAGCTTCTCTAGCTACTAGTAACTTAGATTTTGCAGCTTCTAATGCAGATACAATTTTAGCTTCTCTATCTTTAAGTGATACATTTTCTAATGTACTAAACCTTTTAGTTAAAGCTTCTTTTTCTGCTTTAACAGATTGAGCATAGTTCAAAGCTTCTTCTCTTTGACGTTCTGCTTCTCTCATTTTTTTAGTTAGTTTAGCAATTCTTCTTTGCACACTTTCACTATAGTCTTCTAATTCGTCTTTCTTAACGTCGTTCTTGTCACCTG